ATGTCTTTATCAATTATCCATTTATCTGATGTTCATATAAATAAACAAACGGATTTTATTCTTTCCAAAGCACAATCAGTTTATAACGCATGCTCATATCATATAGACAATTGTTCTACTGTTGTAATTGTTGTATCTGGTGATATTGTCTTTTCTGGTTTAAAAGAACAATATAATCTTGCAGAAAAATTCTTCGATGAACTCAAGTCATATATTGAACAAAACCGCAACTCAACTGTTGAGTTTGTCTTTAGTGCTGGTAATCATGATTGTAATTTTCAACAAAACGATTCTATTAGGGAAACGTTGATTTCGAGTTTATCCAACTCAGATCCTGATAATGCATATATTAATAATATTATATCAGTGCAAGATAATTATTTTGACTTTGTATCTAAATATCATGATACATATGCTTATGAAAATCCAAATGTGTATGCTTATGAAAAAAAACTATCTATTAACAATAACGAATTGTTATTCGTATCTGTGAATACGGCTTGGATGTCTGAATTGAACGAATACCCTGGTAGAATAATTATTCCAACCGCAATGCTACCTTATACAAGGCACAACACTTCATATAAAGTTGTAATCTATAGTTTTCATCATCCAATAAATTGGCTTCATCCAGATAAAAAAATGTCCTTCATACAGCACCTCCGCAATCAAGCAGATTTTATTCTTCTCGGGCATGAACATACAAAAGATAATTATTCCAAAATTGGGGATGATTTCGCAATTATATATAACCATGGAAAAGAGCTTCAAAATACTGAAACCAAAGAGAGCGGTTTTTCAATTATTAAATTTAACGACGAATTGACCTCTTACAGTGTTTATGATTATGCTTGGGATAATGAAAAAAATATTTATTCAACATTATCAGAGTCTTTGGACAAAGAATTTAAAAGCAATCGACATATGCGGTCAGTTTTCTCAGTTAACGAAACTTTTAATACTTACACATATGATTTAGGAGCTGATATTCATCACCCAACAAAACAACAATTAACATTAGATGATATATTTATTTGGCCCGATTTAAATAAAACCAATGCTATGGACAGTAATTATAAAGTTAAAAAAATAACTGCGTCCTTATCAGAGGAAATTAGTAGCAACCCTTTATGTATAATATATGGTGAGTCTGGTATCGGGAAAACGTCTTTATGTAAATTGCTTTTCAGAAGTTATGTTAATAAATCTATTTGCACTATCTTTATTGATGGTAAAAATTTAAAGGCAAGCAATAGGGAGAATTTGCTACGTGAAATAGAGCAGTATTATAGGGAGCAGTATTCGGCTGATCAACTTGAATCCTATAAACAGCTTCCAGCAGAACAAAAAATATTAATTATTGATAATTTTGACTCTGTAAATTATCAGAAGCAAACAACCATTATCGATTCAACTACTGGCTTATTTAAGTCAATAATATTAACAATGGACTCTACAATTGAAATGTCTAGCATTCTGCAATCAAATTTTATGCAAAACATGGATAATTTATTTCTTTATGAAATATGTCCATTCGGAAACATGAAAAGAAAAGATTTTATTAAGAACTGGTATACTCTTAATAATGTCGATGGCTTGAATGAGATTGACACCAAGGTTGAAACCGCAAAAGCAACGATTGATCAATTTTTAGGTAATGGAGCATCATTTATTCCCGCTTTACCTATAGTCCTAGCGAGCATATTACAAAATACTGGAGCATTTAGACAGACTACTCATAATAACAAATATAGTTATCTATATGAAACATTAATAAACCAGAGTCTCGCTTCTGTAAAAGAATATAAAGATGTTGGGTTACATAGTATAGACACTGCGGTACTACAAATTTTAGCCTATAATTCACTCAATAACAAAAAGACTTTTTTTAAGGAAAGTGATATCAAGAGCGTTTTAAAGCAAATTGCAGAAGAAATGATGCTTGACGAAATTAGTTTTAATAATTTTATAGGAAGAATGTCCAAGTCAAAAATGCTACTAAGAGATACCTATTCCAGCGAAACATATAAGTTTTGTTACCCATATATATTTTACTATTTTTCTGCAAAATATATGGTAAATCATCTTGATAACAAAGAAGTCAATAGCTTGATGGAATATATGAGTTGCAATCTTCATAATGAAGTATACGGGAATATTATAACATTCATTTGTTATTTTAATAATAGCTCTACTATTATTGATGATATTTTATTGAACGCATACGATACACTTGAAGGGTTCTCAGAATTTGACTATTCAAAGCACAGTCAAATATTTGATGCAATGAAAAATGCGGTTTGTGCATATCTTCCTAAACATGTTCCTGAAAATGATGGTGTAGAACATAATAAAGATTTGGAGTTAAAGAATCTTGATGATATCGGTTACAATGACGGAAAGATTGCTAATGATAAAGATTATATTGAATCTGATTTATCAAATCGCACAGATAATATAAATGCTATATCTGCAGCTTTTAGAACAATCGATGTTCTAGGACAAATACTAACTAACTACCCCGGCTCAATTGATGGTTCAACAAAGCTTCAAATAATAAACGAGATTCATAGTTTGGGACTGAGAGCTGTAACAGCGATTGTACAAACTATGGGTTACTTGGGAGAAGATTTAATAAATAAGTTATACGAGAATTCCAAAAAAAACAACACATACTTGTCAAAATCGGAGATACAAAGCAAGGTTAATTCTTTTTTGAATCTAATAATAGCTGGTATGGCACGTATGATGATTCATCAGGTTGCAAAATCATTTAGCAGCAATCTATTACTCCGACCTGTTGAAATCTCCTTTCATAACTCTAACCTAATTTCAGCAAAGTTACTGTTTGTTGATTTAAAAGTTAATTGCTTAAATCAAGTTGACTACCGCAACTTGAAAGAAGTGCGTGATTCTTTTGAAAAAGAAAATGAATTTTTTGCACTAGGTATATTTGATTCAATTATTGGAAGGTATCTTTGTTTTAACAAGTGTGATCATACACTACGAAGCAAGTTATCTAAGCTATGCGGATTTTCAGAAACAGCTGTTCTGATAAAATCCCAATTAAATCGTCAACTGGATTAACAGCAAATAATTTAAGCGTGCTGTTATCGATAATTTTGTTCACAACACATTAAAAAGCCTCGAAACCGCCAATCAAAAGGCGTTTTCAAGGCTTTTACTTTTGGAGCTGCTGGCGAGAATCGAACTCGCAACCACTTCATTACGAGTTAATTTTGAATCGTGTATTTTTCAATGCTTACATTGATTATTGCAACACGTTTTATCAAAATCACTCTAATTCACAACCTCTCGGTTTTTTCGGCAGCATCTCTATCATTATCATTCTTTGCTTGATTCCGTTTTTTCCACCTAATCCTTCGTATATTTCAAAACGTGATTTTAGATTCTCGTATTCGTCTAGATATACAAAGCCTCGATTTATAACTACATCGCACATCGGTTCTAAGATATCGTGGAGAATCCACATCATACCCTCTACAAGACATTCTCTCACGCTGTCTTCTGCTTTTTGTTTCTTTATCAAATACCTTATGTACCCACCTAGCATACCGACAATAGCTCCGATAATCAAGTCAATAATTGTACCCATCGCAGAGTTACATGCTGTTACCATCATTTGATGTACACCTTGCTTCCCTGGCGAGCACAAATCCATCCGGACGGAATACGCATCCAATCTCCTCGCATTTCTAAACAGGTTACCTGAGTACCTGCGCGCAAGCAAGCTAGACTTCCAGCGAGTGCGTGTCTCTTGCCGTCTGCGGTCAGCTCGGAATATGCACGCTGTCTATATCCTGTTCCTGGACCAGTTCTTACTCGCATATCAGAAATTAATTGATATGTTCCACCTACAGTATACGCGCTCGTGTTATTAGATGTATATGTAGGCGCTGATGTTGCTCCTGATTTCGTGAGATAGTCCATACAAACCCAGCCGCCAGCTCCTACGGATCTCCCCCAGTTACCGCTCATTTCTACAATTCGAAGTGGCGTGCCATTCGATAATGTAGTTATCCTTGCATAGTTTGTTCCAGGTCCTTTTCTAACATTAAGACCTGTGGATGAATTGACTTTGTATAATCCGTAATTCCCTGAGCTAGAGCTTGGCGGTGCTGTGCTTACTCCATCAAAATTTGGTCTCACAAATCCTCTTATATATCTGCCATTAATAGGCACACTTCTATATCCCACAACGGACGATGCACCCTTGTTTCCCTCAATAACGGTAATCATTCCGCCACCAACAGATACGACCACGCCTACATGGTCTGGTCCACCCACATTATCACCATATCCGGAATCCTGCCAATCATATAGGATTAAATCTCCAGGACTCGGAGTGTATGAATCGCTTTCAATCCATATACCCATCTGTTTGGCTTTAGAAATCATTGTTCCGCAGTTTGCGCTGACTGGTATTAGATTTCCAATTCCTAACTCGTACGCCCAAGCGGACACAGATGCAGCGCACCACGGTGCAACATAGTTCATTGGCCAGCCATCTGGTTTGTGCTGGTTAAAAATGTCTATAAGGCGGCGGTGTTTAGCTGAACCTCTAACCGCTCCGAGGTAACTAACTGCCGTCTGTACGAACTGCTGCCTAGTTGCCATTAGCCTTTCGCCTCGCTTTCCTCTTCATCCTCGTTATCTTCGTTTGTCTTTTCCACGTTGCTAACCTCTTCATTTGTATTTGCCTCTTTAACAGGCTGTTTATTTACATAGTTATCAACATGCTGTACGTATTCGTTTATTTTTTTAGCTTCCTTTAAGTAGTCCATCAACTCTTGTGACTGCTTTGCCTCTTCACTGTAGTTGTGATTGAAGTAATGGTTTACCGCATACGATATCGCAAATGCAATTACATATGCCACCTTACCTATTACCGTGTCGCTAATCACTGGGACACTAACCCCAAATACCATTAGTACAGCGATTACACCTGTGATGATCATTGCAATACCATCTCTTAGTTTTGCTCTTTTGTTTTTATCCATATGTGCCTCCTACACTTTCTATAAATTCTGCTTTATTAATTTTAAAAGAAATGAGGCTGCCATTTCGACAGCCCCAAAATCTACCTTCTTTTCTTCTTTCTTTTGTTTCTTGTAGCGTATTTATAACTCCTCTTAATGACAGCATCTGCAGTATACTTGCGATCTCCTGGATAGAGAGCTTCTATTTTCTGCGCATATACTCTTGCTGTTTCAACATCTCCGCGGGCAAGTGCTTTGTTGATATATGGATAGTAGCTATATCTTATGCTTTGTTTTGCACTATATAGCACCTCTTCACGTTGGAAGTCAACATTTGTCGGATCTATACGTTCTATCTTTGCGAGTTGTTTTTCAACCTTTAAGTTATTTTGAGCTTTTAAACCATCAATAACCCCTTTGAGATATTCCTTTCGTATCCACTCTTTCGATTTTTCCATAGCCACATCAGAGGTGTACTGCTCGCCTTGAACATTGATATTCATCTTGTTAAATTTGTTTGCAAACTTTTCAGCCTCTTCAACGTTGCCTTTCATGAGGGCATTTTCAATCTTCTTCAATTGATCAGTCTTCACCTTATTAATACGCTGCTGCAAATACTCCTCTGCATCCAACATGCTATTTCTCGCCGCAAGACTCTTTGCGAGTTTTTCAGCCTCTTCATTCTTTCCTTTCTTGATAAAGTTATCCATTTCATCATTATGGTTTCTCTTAATGCGATTAATCGTTTCTTTATCAATTTTCTCTCTTGTGTATTCTTTATCGTTTTCAAGAATGTATTTAGCTGCCTTTTCTCTCGTTTCGCTATCGTACTTTTCAGAGTCGGTCGCAACGCTTTTAAAGTAACCTTTATTGCCCTTGTATGTTTTCTCGATTTTCGCGAAGTCCATCAGCAAATCTTGTTTTGTATTTGCGCCGGTGAAAAAGTCGTGTATCGATGCTAAATATGTAAACGAGCCCTTTAAATCCCTATAGACTACGTCCACAGGAAGCCCAAAGAATACACCTGCTGCGTTAGCAACTTTTTCAAGTTTTGTAACTAGACTATTTTTAGGATCTATACACGCCTTGTATGCGTCACTAATTTTTGCAAATAGGGACATATCTAGTCTTGATGGTGTATATCCTTGTAGTGCCGACTGGATATCTTTCCCTACAGGTAGCATAGCTATAGGATTTAGCTCCCCGAACAAGTTTCCGTCTGTATGGAGTTTGTTCTCCCCTAGAAGCGCATCGAAGAATCGCTCAACGAAATTCTTGTCCTTTTTATCATCGTCTGCTATGTGTCTTATTGCAGCATCATAAACAGATTTCATAATCGCCATTGCTGCCGCCGACGATATGAACCAACCAAACTGTTTTGCGACTAGCTTTCTAGCTTCTGCTACATTGCCCTCATCATACATTTGCTTTGCAATTTGCTGATTAGTAATGAACAGCGACAGTGTTTTAGTTGGCTCAGATAAGAACGCTGTAAGCACTGATGAACCTACATCCTTTTGCCTCATTAGTTCGGATCTTGATAGTACAGAGTCAAACACCTGAGTTCTATACACAACTTCTCTAAACTGTTCATTTACCGCTTGCCAGTATCCTTCATCTCCTTCATGGATGTTCATCGTTTCTTCAACTTTGAGTTTACAAGCACCCCAGATTTTACCCCACGTCATATTATCAAGGAATCCGTACATATCAAGTGTCACTTTCTCTAGTTTATTTTCCTTGTTTACCATGGCATCGGTAAGACTTGGTCCCACGTCAGTTGAATAATAGCCAAGGTCTTTCCACACAGCAACACCGGAGTGCTGCTGCATTTCTTTTACCGCATCGCGTGAATACTTGCTCCTAAATAGATATTTTGGATTTATTACAGCGGATGCTCTAACGATTGACATAGGCTGCTGCATAGCCACTCTTCCGTTGGCCGCAATTGCAGCACGCTTTGCTGTTCCTATAATCTTGGTTGTAATAGGCATTTCGCTTTTTATAATGTTACCGTTAACATCCTTTAGGAATCTTTCTATATACTCGTTAGCCTCTTTTCCATATGCGCGTTCAAGCGCTTCCCTAACCGAACCTTGAATAATGCCGTCTTCACCATAGCTTCTATAGTTCCAAACGTTTTCTAAATCCTGTAATGGCAGTGATAACGCCTGATAGGCACTCATAGCACTTACATGATTTGCAGCAACACTCAACATATTATCTAGTACAACAGCGTTTTTAGCAGATGGTTTTGTTTTTTTACTGAATCCCGGATTAATAATTTTAGTTACGCCAGCCTCTTCAACATTGGCATCAACGGTTTCTCTAGCGATCTTGATGGGGAAGTAGTTTTCTTCCGTGAATTTGTTATACCCCCATACTTGCATTGAAACTTCATTACCCCAATCAGCCACAGTTGAATTCAGGTAATATTGAATCATTTTTGCACACTTTATTTCTTCCGGAGTTAACGCGTTTGCAATTTTTAAAATATCTCCTTTTGTAACCTTTTCTCTTTGAACAGAGCTTTTTCTAATAACTGTATCTTTTCCGAACTTCTTTGGTTTTACTTCCGCCGTCTGAATGCCGCCCGCAAATATATGTTCCAGCGCCTGTTTTCTTTCACTAAGTAGGAACAATGTTGCCATCTGCCCGCGTGTCAAGGTTAGTTTCTTTCCCGATTCAAGTTCAAAGGTTTCTGTTTTTTTGTCTTCCCATATGTTATTAAACGCTTCTTCTCCAACAGCTTCTTCTATTCGCGCAAATTCTTTTTGTGCACCTTTTACATTCATTGCGTGATCATCAAAGCCAATGGTGATATTTTTAAACAAATCATTTAATTTGCCGCCAAAAACAGCGAAGCGATCCGCCGGATTTATATTTCTTGAGAGTGCAAATTTTTGCACGGCATTAGCTGCGCCCGCATGCTGTTTTTTAGCCGTTTTTTTATTGAGTTCAAAAATAACCCGTCTTCCCGTCTCGCTAACGGTTTTGTATTGGTTATCCTTAAGCATATCGTTATGCTCATTTACAAGATTATCTAATCCTCTAATGACATCTCTAACATTTTCTATTGTGTCTGCATCCATATCGGCAAGTCTTGTTTTCTTTATTGCCTCGAGAGCTTCGTCAATTTTGCTCATAAAATCTTCATCTTCGACAAAGCTAAACATACTTTCGCCGTTATTTTTTTCTTCAAGAACTTTCTGATACTCATTTTTTAGTTCCATGAAGTTTTCATAGGTTTTGTTGTATCCGTGCGTTTCGTAGAATGCATCTCCTCTTTCTGTGGAGAAATCCATTCCACTAAGAACCTTTGCGATTGACTTTCTGAAATCTTCCTGCAGAAATTGTGTGTTTGTCGGATTAAGCAGTTTTTTTGATAATTTGTTTGAGTACCACTTAATGCTATTAATAGCTTTGCTCTTTCTGTTCAGTTCGCTACGCTCTTTTCTTAAATCGCGTTTCAGTTCGCTTACAGACTCTTTTTCTTCCTTGATAGAGTTTTCAAGTTCTTTTATAGCTTTATCTTTTGCCTTTATTTCCTCTTCATGTTTCTTTTCTGCTTTTTGTCTCTTTATAGTTTCCCTTTCTTTTATTTTGTTTCTTGCATCCTTTACAGCAGCTTTGAGTTTCTCCTGCTGTTTATCTGCATAGATCATTTCTGGTTTCATAGAAATTGCGTTATCTAGTATTAATTCCGTGATATCACTAGCAACGTTTTTATATTCACCGTTAATCAGACCGTCTGTCTCTTCAGATATTTCAACCATATCTACAGCGTTACACAGGTTTTTTACAGCCTCTTCTGCGTCTGATGCATCTGATGCGAATAGTTCAGGGTATTTCTCGCCTAATTTATTCTGGAAGAAGTCATACACCAATTCGGCAGGCATTGTATGCTCACTGTTGATATCTGTTGTAAATCTTAACGCGTGACCATATCTAGCCTTTAGTTCCTGGTAATTTAGTTTCTTTGCTAGTTCTGGAGAAATATAAATTTTACCTACACTGAGTAGATCTATTACTTGCTTCTTTGTTTGTAGGTTTTCCTTTATATTATTCTCATTCGAATTAAGGAGCGCATTCGACAGCCTTGCAGCTGCAGAATATGCTGCACTAGCGTTTGGTGATGCCTGGTGTACGGCCGTCCAAACTTCCTCATAGAGCCTCATACCATCTTCTATAGGAATCTTTGAACCGGTGTCGTTAATCAGCTTGCTTATAAGCTTCTTTGACTTTGTTTGTTCCGGCTTATTCATAGCGCTTCTTTTCATGCTAGCTTTCAGCTTACTGATTCTTGCCTCTTGCTTATCTGCATAAGTAACAATAGGCTTAATCTCGCCAAGGCTGGCTTCTAGATTAGCTTTAACATCCTTTATTAGTTCATCTTCGTATTCAGCAATTTCTTTTTCGGTGTACTGAGTTAGATTTGCACCGCCGTCAAAAAGATAAACTTTATTATCTTTTACCGATGCATACTCAGCAATTGTAGCTAGAGCTGTAACAAAGTCTGTAACATCGTCTAGACTTCGTCCGTCAACCTTGATAGTGTCTCCGAACAGCTCGTTCATTTCAGATAGCATGTCATCAACTGGAACAGCGTATTCCATTCTATCGATGTTCTTATTAAGTTTTATTTTGAAAGCGCCATCGATATAATCTTTAAACTTCCCAAATGTACCGTATCTATTCTTGATTTCTGCTTCTAAATCTTCATCGATAGAGATAGTCATATTTTTTAGATATCTCTGTACATCCCTTATTTCTGGAGATATGCGATTAGTCTCATAGGTATTCTTAACAATCTCTCTTGTTATTTCGTTTAATAACCTCTCTTTTGTTGCATCATCACCTGATTTAGCTGCTTTATAAAGATTGTGATAATCAATACGTAAATCTTCTGCTTTTACATCTGAACCGACCTCGGTTATTAGTTCTTTCAGATAACTAATAACCGATGACCTTTTAGGTATGGTTCCTTTTGTTTTAGTCTGGTTTAGAATCAGCGCATCGATTTTCTTGTTAAGCTGCCTGATGGTGTTAGAATCAGCTTGCTGATTGTTAGGGATATCGAAGATGCTGTTTTTTCTCTGGTATTTTTCCTTGACCTCTTCATCGTTTTGTGATAGATTTACACTATCAATACCAACATGGGCGTTATTTTTACTATCTTCATTGATAGCTTGCCAATGTTGGTCTTTTTTTATTTTTTCGAATTTAATGTTGTAAATAAAATCCCCATCAGTTCGGTTTTGCACGTTAATCAATAATTTATACGGCGTTTCTCCTATTACAATTTCTTTTTTGTAGTACTCCCATTCGATTACATTTTTGTGTTCCTTCTTTTCAGGTCCGGATCTTATGTATTCCGAATTCTGTAACAGTTTCGATAAATCTCCTTCATAGAATAGATTCACCTTTTTATTAAATGCATTAATCGATTTTGTTTGTTTGTCACCGTAAAAATTCTTTCCTGCGAAATCCTCATGTGGCTTAGCTGTATACTTTCTACCTTTGCCGTTATCGAATTCAACATTTAGTATCTCTCCGTTTTCAAACCTCTCCGTTAATTCTGTTCGCTTTTCTTTTTTTGTGAGTTTTTTCGTTTTGCTAGAAATTGAGAATACATCTCTGCCCTCTGAATCCTTACCCTTATACATAAATTTGATTTCATCATCATTGTTAACAGCCTCTTCAAATTTATCTATTTCAGGATTCATTAAAGCTTCTGTCCACATTTCTTGTGCTTTTTCCAGGATTCCTAGTTCTTCAAGCCACTTACCGCGGTATTCCCCTTTTAATGCATTTATAACATTCTTGCTTAATGTGTTTAGCTTATCTACTGTAGACTTAATAGCCTTGAGGATTGTTTCTCCAAGGCTTCTATTTTTTTCTATAAGTGTTTTAACCGCTGCCTCTGCATCGGCATCACCTTTCCAGAATACGTCTGTAGCATCCGCTAGTAATTCATCTTCTGCTTCGGCACGTGATATATCCTTATAGTCATTCATGTACTTGTTGAGTTTATTTTCGTACTCGACAAGATTTGAGTTGTAAAATTCATCAAGTACGTATTTTTTAAGTGCAACATACTGCCTAGGTGAATTAACCTGGATATGGTGTGTTACCTCGTGTTTTAGAACATCGATAACTGGGCTATCTGATTTCATGGAGATATGGATAGTTCCATTCTTGTAATAGCCGTTTACTTCCTTATCTTCGGAGTCTTTGATATTCTCTTCAAGAGATATTTCAACACCAAAAGACTTAGCAAGTGTTCTGTATGCGTTAATCATTGAATTGCTCATACTCACGTTCTCACCAAGTGTTACTCTTCCGGCTTTAAATCCTATCGGTAGCTTTGACTTGTTTGTAATGATGTTGTTGTCTTCTCTCTCGGCTTTCCCTATCTCATATATCTTTTTACGGATATCTGCAGGTACTAAATTGCTTTGGAATATAACCTTGTCGAGATCCTTGTAGTCTAGTCCACGCCTTCCAGAATCATAGAAGTAATTGAATGCGTAAGAATAGTTTATGAATTCTTCGCCTTCCTTCACATTCTTTGCGCCTTCGTCGAACAGTTTTTCTATTTCTGGATTTGTTTTCATGCCAATAGATGCTAGCATTTCTTTTTTTGCTGCATCCTTTGCTTTTGGCAGTATTTCTTCAACGTTGCTCTCATATCTTGCTTCCATGAAAGAGTTTAGTTCTTTCTTAAAGAGCTGTGTTTCTCTAGCGCCGCCCATTATCATTCCATTGTTCATTCTACGCAACATTCCTACGTTTAAATCCTGCGTTGTTTCGTTCTGAATTAATTCAAGAGCTGGATTATTATCTACTGTGAATAGTACATTTTCTACATCTGCACTACTTCCTGTTCCCTCTAATATTCTGGCTACCGGGAATGATAATTCATCAATAGTCTTTTTAGGAGTATCTGCATCCTGTAGATACTTCCTAACTTCTTTTTCTCTGTTCGCAACTTTTTGAGTTAAAAGCACGGATGCTTTTTCTCTATCGTATTCAGTGTTTAGCCCCTCTTCGGATCTGATAATAAAACTACCGGATACATTCTCTGCGCCTCTTATGCGTGATTTCTTTGCAGCGCTTAAGAGCACCTGATCATGTTCTGTTAATTCTCTTCCGGATTCAATTTTATGTTTTAAATCCAGAATAGCGTTGTTTAGAACTTTACCGCCCTTAAGTCTGTTCTTGTCAATCGATCTAGCGAAATTGTTTGCACTGGACTTTTCAGACATAGCAAGACCTGCCTGCAGTATTTTTTCTTTATCTTCTGCAGACAGTTCAATATCCATATTTACTCCGCTAGGTCCACCAACAATACCACCTATCGCTGTACCTACTATCCCCTGGTACACAGCATCCGCAAGGTAGCCTGTAGGATTTTCTGCGATTTTCTTAAACGCATCAGGATCGTAAAATCTATCAGATATTGGCTGGAGAATTGCATTCATGAATTCTTCTACACCTTCGGATGATGCAGCTAGACCAAGCTTAATCGCTTTATATCTTATCTCATCTGCCGCAGTTCCCTTTGCAAATCTAGCAGCCATTTTGTTAGCAAACTTTTCAGCACCGTTATCTAACAGTCCTCGACCGGTGGAATTCCTCATGATATTTGAGGTGCTCCACATTTTTTCAGTTCCGATATTGATTCCTGCGTTTGTTAATCCTGTGCCCCACTGAGCATATATACCAGCACCTGCAGCTCTCGCATCTCCTGCGCCTTGTCCGAATGCGTTTACGCCCATTACAGGGAGTATTCCTACACCTGTAAATTTACCTACAGCTAAATCAGCAAGGAAACCTAGTGTTCCTTGCGCAATATCTATAGCAAACTTCTGACCAGCGCTAGGCTTTTCAATTACGCCCTCTCTTGGTTCGTTGCCGTTTTTATCTTTTAAGTATAACTTCCTCTTAAACTTACCTGCTTTGGTGTCATACTGCAGCTCTGTTTTATAAATACCTGCCTCTTTCGCCATGTAGTTAAGCGCTTCGGCTTTTTGCCTCGTTTTTTCTACGTATTTATAAAATCCACTAAATGCATCTCTAGCATCTTTTGACAGCTTGTCAGCGTCTAGCATTCCGTTCTTGATGTATCCTAGTTCGCTGTACCTCTTTAGATCCTGATGCATACTCTTAGGATCGAGTGTAGGTGTTGAGGTAATCGTCCACGCTGCATTTAGTAAATCTGATTTTTTAGATTCAGCCAGACCTCTAAGAGCGTATTTCATTCTTTCATCGGAATTGTTATTTACGCCTGCCATCTGCGTATTATTGAATATATCATTCGCACGCCTTACAGGGTCTTTGCTTACATAATGCTTGTTATCTCCGTAGACAATTCTCTTTACTGCTTTTCTTGCAGCTGCTCTTGCCTCTGCAGGTGTATTTCTTCTAAACGCTATAGGAGCGTATCCCATTCTAGCAGCCTTTTTATACGTTTGAGATTTAACCGACTTACCTTTTTTAGCCTTACCTGTTAAAATCCCCTTCACTGCATTCTGGGCAATTTGAGCAGCGACACTAGGAACGTATGATACAACCTGCGTTGACTGTTCTTGGGAACTACGTCCCCTTCCTTTTCTTCCTCTTCGGCCGTGTCTTCCGCCCCCAGAGCGCCGACCTGCTCTAGAGGCTGAGTCTTTTTTTAACTGATACTCTCTTTCCCAGTGTGAGTCGCTCACGCTGTCTCTTCCTTGCTGATAATTAAAGTTTCTCTCCCAATGACTGTCTGATACATTATCTCTCTGCTTTTGATAATCAAAATTTTTATCCCAATGTGAATCAGCAACGCTGTCTCGCAACTTCTGGTAATCAAATGTTTTATCCCAGTGTTGATCAGCGACATTGTCTCTTCCCTGCTGATAATTAAAGTTCCTCTGATCAGTAAATCTATTGAACGCCGAATCATCTAATGACTTCATGGTTCCAAGTAGATTTAGTCCGTAGTTTCTATCTGCATTAAATCTGTCATATGCCAAGCGCTCAAGCTCTGGTATCTTATCTGTTAAAGCTTGATTGTACTGATTCTGTGCCTGTGCCGCTGCACTTACCGCATAAGAACTAGCCCTACCACCTGTTAATGCTGCTTGGTTTGCAATTGTATTTTCATTAGCCCTGTCACCTAGTCTTGCATACTCTTTAGTAAGTGCCTGATATGACGCATCCGTCATAGGATCGTACTTAAAATTAGCTGTGTTATCCTGTGCCTTCTGTACAAGCGCTGCAATCTGCTCGCTGTATGCGCTTTTGAATGGATCTTTATTTGCCATGCCTTCCTCCTGGTTTTCTTTTTTATTACATATTACACTTGTATTTATGATTTTTCGCTCTCTTCATAATGCAGAAAACGCCACCAACTTAACAGTTGATGACGTTTCCAGTACATCCTACTACAGCATGGTAGTCGATTAACAAAATTACGATTCGTATATGAATAAATCGCTTTCAGCTTGCCATGACCCTCGTCTAACTTCATACACATGCCCTGCTACTACAGGCACTGTTATCGTACCGTAGTCTTGATTGCGCTCTATAGTGTGCATTCCGATATATGCATCAATATTTTTGTCTTTGATGAAAATATATGCCGAGCCAGCTTGTGCTCGTCCAGCGCATACAAGCGTTCCATTATATGGTGCAGTCCACTCACTGCCCAGTGTAACGCGTTCTTGGGTTTTTGTTCTACCCCCCCCATGTACTATACCTATCATAACCCCTCCTAGATATACTCAATTACTATCTTAATATCGCAGTTTTTCCACTCTGCGCCGGATATAATTTGCAAAATGTTTCCTTTGATTACCGCTGAAACTCCCCACTCTATGTATCCGCCATTGCCATAATTTAACATTGGATAAGAAAGCGGCAATACATATCCAGCCTTGTAATGCACCACTCCGGTTATAGATATAATGCGAGAAGCAGCAATATCTATCGTTTCTATATTGTTTTGCCCCACTGCGATATTTACACTTTCTTTTATGACAACTTTTCTTTGCGTTGTTGCCGCATTTACCGCTCCTATCATTAATTACCTCCTGCAGCATTCTGAGCCTCTAGGCTCATAGATTTTGTAAACTTGCAATTGATTCTGATATCTTCTTTAGGCTCTCTCGTTAGGTATACCTTAAGGTAGATATCGTTAGCTGATTGCTCGTACAGTCCCGACTCTGTGTTTGTCTCTAGTGCACATATAGGATATAGTTCTGGGCAAATCTTTTCAGGATATAGCTCTGGGAGCCATTTCTCATCCATTTGTTCTCCTACCATATTTCTAGGTAGTGCTAGCTCAAATATATATTTTGCGCCGGGGAACCTAGTCGAATCCATTAGTACAGAGTTTTTAGCAATTTCGATATCAATAATTACCACTCCGTTTCTATGCCCTCTAACAAGACCTCTGAACACTGTTTCTTTTTTGAATTCCGCACCTTTCGATACAATCATATCGAGATCACATTCAAATGCATCTCTTTCGGATGGTTTGCCAAGTGCAAACCCCCTTCCGGTCATTCTGAAATCAAACAGTTTGAAAGCGGATTGAAAAAACATGTGGCTCACTCCGTCACCACCTAGTCCATCTGATGCATACAGTGCAAAACTGTGTGTATACGATTTATTAACTGCCACAGTTACATCATATGTTGATGTAACCCACCCAGATTCATCAGTATCTGTTTTGATTAGTTTTGTGGTGATGTTGGTAGGTTTATAAGCTGATTCATTCGACCTTTTGATTTTTCCGCTTAAGGTTATTTTATCTACTTTCTTTGCAGCGCCACTCACGTTTATAGGGAACCATCCAACTTGAACCTGTGCAGTTCGATAGCTTCCGTCTTTTTTCGCCGTTCCATCTGCATTTGACTCGTAAGGATTTTTGACTACCGTAATTCTTGGTTCGCCATAAAGCGCCACTTTTGCAATGCATTTACCACTTTCATTTAATGCATTCTTTTCGTTTGCAGCGCTGATGTATGCTATTAGCGGTTCGTATTCATGATATGCTGGCGAAAAATAGTGAGTCGGTACTAGCACATCTGGGAGTTCAAATCTATAATTTAATTCGTCTCCGCTTTCGGTTATAAAGTATGAATTTGGACTCTTTAATTCATTCACGTTTACTTTTTTGTTTTCACAAATAGTAACTGTTTTTAGCCTTACCTCTTCATCGTAGGTTGACGCATACAAATAATAAGGCTTCATTTTATCTGTAAGCGCGCCATGAACCACTGGTGTTACCGTTGAGTATCCCGGTATAATGCATCCGTACCCCTCTTCAAGAGAGCTGTATTTTTTATCTACCGGGATGAATTCATATATGCATGTATTTGCCATTAATCTTCTACCTTTCCAAATGATAAACTGCCTGTTTCGGTATCAGGCATGAACGCAAATTTGCCAAGCTTTATACTGCTGAGGACCTCCGCATTTTGTATATACAGTTTGTTATCGCTCATATACGCAACTTCTATTCCTTCTTGCATGAACCTCAGTTTGTCATTATCTAGATTCATGGATATTCTGTTACCGCTTTTGCCTATAGATATCCCGTTCTTATCTAGCCTTATAGTACTTATAATCTCGCTATACTTTTTATCCGAATCAAACTTTAGATCATTTATGTTTTTGAGAGCTTCACTAAACTTAACATTTACAGCGTTATCCGTTTGTGTTATTTGCGATTCGATATTAGCAATCTTGTCGTCCATATCGGCTGATGAGTAATACTCTGTCTTAATCTTCCTGGATATGCTATCCGCTGCATCTGCGATTTCTTTTTTCGTCTGTCTGCTTAAATCTTCGAGTTGCTTTAGTGTCTTTTGATGATTTTCTAAAGTCTTGATAAATGCATTTTTAGCTGCAGCATATGCGCTTGACACCTGAACATCCGAGTAGTAAAAGCTTCCATCTGAGAAAACGCTCTGGTCCATATAGTATAGGTTGTTTGTACTCCCTTCTATGTAGTTAGGTTCTGTTATAGTCCACGGGCTAGGTGGAACTTTAAGTGCTGGTTTCTCTGGGGTCTCTACCGCTAAATAATACCACCTAGTATAGGAGCTTACGCTTACGCCATTATCGCCTTTGACTTTCGTCCACTTATACGCTTTAGGATCTGCGCTAGCTACATCTTTAAAATCTGTGTAGATTCCTATATACGTTCTTCCGGTGCTATCCGTAGTGCTGAATCCTACTGCGCCATCTCCGCTACTCGCATATGCAATGTGAACTCTAGGCGCTTCTTTATTTATCTTGCTTTCAGATGTTTCTTTTTTTTTGCTTGGTTCTTTTGATACATTCATGATTTCCATGAGTACTTCATCTGCGAGCTTTCGCAAGTTTTCATCTATCGTCCTGAGTGCAAGGCTTTCATCCGACATATCTGTTCTATTTGGTACAGTTATCATGGTCTATCACTCCTGCCTCTATAGTATCTTGTAAGCGATTCAATATCTGTCCTTCCCACGCCCTCAATTTTTATAGAGAACTTTGCTTGTCTGTTAGGGATAATTGGAACACTAAGCGTTTTTCCTCGCTCTGTTTCGCACTCGTATATTGGCTCCCATTCACCATTACTACTTTGAGTACTTATCCTTAGTTGTGCTCCCGGCTGCATATCTAGTCTCATGTTTATTTTTTTATAAGACTTCATATTCTCTACGAATTCATCGAACGGTCCGAATACAGCAAACCACTTAATATCATCTTCCGGACGTTTTCCTGTAGTGGTCCAGATGTTGCCATCTGCTATGTATATAAGCTCGTTATTCACGTTGGCAAAGGCTGTTACTTTTGTTTCATCTTCCTTGTGCCATAGTCTGCGAAGTATATCGTAAGTGAAGATATTGTACTTATTTTCGCTTTCATTTAGCATCGAAATGTAATATTTCTTGCCGTTACTTCCGCCAACAGCTGATTTGAACTGATAATCTCCGAACGCTTCGGATATCATTACCGGATATGTTCCGCCATCATAAGCCATTACGCCTGTTAATGAATGATAATACAATACGCCATTCACGATTACAGCCGATTTATCAGAGCCTTTTCTTATTCCGAAGCACTCAGTGCTGTATAGCTGATATTGACTTGGCATGCTTCCGAACACTTTATGCATATGATGTTCTTTAAAAAAGATTAGATGTGTAGGATATGCGGCGCACCCTGTAAATTCACCATCTGAACCAACCTCTAGCGCGTATGAATCGTTTGCCAGCGACTGGAAGTAGTTCCAGTTAAGTGGGTCCCCTAGCTTACTAGCATAGATTGTGTTGTCCTCGCTCCTGCAGCCCCACAATCTATTATTGCTTTCCATAACGTAATCAAGGTCTGGGATATCTCGTGCGAGTTTTACTTCCTCTTCAACATATGATTCCTTAGTTACATCATCGCTTGGCATTCTGAATGAATTCTCGTAAGTGGTAATTGTGCTACCTTCTATGCTCTTAATCACGATCACCGTGTTGTTGCCTGGTTGCTTTTTGCATCCTGATATCTCAATAGCATCACCAATAGAGAATTCAGATAGATCCGCGCCAACTAAATATATGCTGCCTGGCTTAATTGTTGCCGTGGCGCGCACTGATGCATCCATGTGCTTTACAGTGTTATCTGTAATATCTAGATACACCTTGTCTGGCCATATGCAGATTTTGTTATTATGTGCCACCATAGTTTTAGGCATAATGTTATTTATTCGCTTTTGGTAATCCGTGCCACCTTTAGAGTATTTGATAAATGTTCTTATCTCTCCATCTACCTCATATCTATCTATGATGTATGGCACATTGTTTTTTACGATGATATCTCTTGGATGCTGCACCGGCATATCTATAATATTTCTTGGTGCTCTTTGAGATAACACCGGATACTTATCTGATGACAAGTTGTACATATCTCTCATTTCGCCATCATCTATTACAGCATTTGCGTTATATCCTTTGAACTGTAATACCGACTGTTTGCCGTTTATCTTCGGCTGTATTTCCTTGAGTAGCATATTGCCTCCTAGAAAAAGTTTTTAATTCTTAAGTTCTTGTATCTGTTGCTTTTTGTGATGTAATAGTTGCGTGCATCTACTGCTCGGCTATTGTATAAGCTAAGCCAGGCGTTGAACGAATCCCACTCTTCCATAGCCTGACACGTCATAGCTGCCACATAATATACATAAATTAAATCAAACGGCTTTTCTAGTAGCAGCTCTTCTGTTTGCGTATCGCTAGTTACCTGCCTCTTCATGTCTTTTTCTTCGAGATTCAATAGTTCTCTCTGAACTATATTTTCTATCTCGTTAACATACGCTATCTTTTCTTCGTCAGTGCACGTGTTCGGACAACGATCGTTAACCGTCTTAATTACTTCTGCTGTATTCATATTTAACCCTCATTTACCTTGTTTTTAAGCGATATCCAGTCTACGGCTTTGATATCTCCACTAGGAACCGTGCTTAAAGCTAATGTCCTTCTTAGTTCATTATGCTTATCTAAGGTGATAGATTCGCCCTCTTCAATAAACATTAAACTGCTACCAACTTTTTTATTGATAAAACGTATAAGTCTGTTTACCTCAGCACTTGTTAAGGCGATTTCGTTTTGCGCATTAACAACGCTGTCATACTCGAAGCGATGATATGTGTACACTGGAACCGCCAGAGAATAAGATATCTTTGTTGAATCTGTGGCATATCCTTTTATCCTGATTAGGTATTCAGTATTGCCGCTAGGTAAAGTTATTGTGAGCTTTGATTTATACTTAGTTGTTATAAGTTTCGTCCACTCTCTTTCACCAATCTTATATTCAACGTCATAGCTCATTTCGTCTCTGTCATCGTTAACAAACCAGTTGATAACAGCATCTTTAGTTCTGATAACAGATTCAATGCTTTTGATAACAGGAATTGCAACAAACCCCATCTCTCTTGTCTTAACCGTTTTAATCCAAGACTTTATAATCTGTGAATCTCTATAGATTTCAACAATGACTTCATAATCTGTGAAAGCTTTAAGGTTCTTTAGGTTTATAGCCATGCTTTCGCTACTTGTGGTTATGTTTTCTTCCCTATATTCAGATTCAAATGCTGCTTTATACCTCGCCTTTATGGTTCGTTCCCACCCGGTATTCACCATGTGAGATACGTTTACCTGGATGCTGCTATATGTATCTGATTCAGCTTTTATAACTGCGCTACTTGGTTTAAGTGAATCAGATACAACAGTCTCTTTTAAAACGTTGTCCTTGCGTTTAATAAGCGTTCTAACATCATATCTACAGCCTGTTGTGAGTTTTTCAAACTTTCTCGCCTTTGTGCTTACACCTGCAGGTAGTTCTTCTTCTCCCATGTACTGAAAATTTCCTGCCCCTGCTGGTCTTATATACCACTCTAGCGTTCTAGTGCATGAAATGTTTGGATTAACCTCTTCAACCGCTATTAGTTCGCTTTCTGTGGTAGTTGTAGTCAACTCTCCTTTTGCGGTAGGTAGTGCAATCGCTGAGTCAAACGAAGTTATTTTGTAACCATCCACGAATTCCTCTACTGATATTTCATAGCTAGTATTAGCTATAAGGTCATTAAATGCCATGCTGCAATCTCTACTGCTGTTAGATACGGTTTTATTTCCAATATGTTTCCATGCCTCACCTTTTGCCCTATGCCAAAAACGGAGCTCTTTTTCATATCCTGTAGGTAGTCCGCTTATATTAACTATCATTCCGGATTCAGTAATATCTTTTAATGTTAATAGTCCGGCTGTACTTAATGGCGGTGCAGGTAAAGCTCCGCCGCTTTCCCACACTCTCTGTCCGTATCTAGGTTTGTTTGATGTTAGTACAATCTTGATATGGGCATTGCCAGAAACACGTTTAACTCGGTAATATGGCGTTGAATTACTAATACCTGACCATCTTATAGGCTTATTCTGTTTTAACCTCGTAGTGCCCATATATTGTCCGTCTATGTACACTGCCATATCCAGGTACCAACCGTACCAAGACTGCCTATAGTCTAAACCGTGGATATATGTGTTAATTCGGTAATACATATAAGCGCCGTCGCGATAGTAATCCGTTGTGGCGGTAAGTCTGATTCTGGGACCGCTATGTATCACCCATTGATTAAATAGAGTTGTTGCCATATCATCACCTACTTATATACTGCAAAGCATTTAGCCTCACTCCATGCACCGCCAGCATAGTATTTAACCTTACCGCTTACGCTATCTAGCCAGAGCAAACTCTTATCTTCTGGTTCAGTTCCTGATATAGCAACTTCCGGCTTGTTTAATACCTTCACTTCCGAGCCACCTATATATAGCAATCCTTTTGACTTATCAAATCCTAGCTGTCCTTCTTCAATTCCATCTTTACCGTTTTTGATTGGATAGATGCCCTTTAATCTAGTTTCAAGGCTAGATGCTGTTATAAGCGATGTAACATCAAAGTTGCTACCAGTTATCTCGTTAGCTATCTGTACGAATGCGCTATACAAGTCATCTAGATACCCTTGTTTTTCCTGGATGTTCTCTAGTATTTTATTTGCCTGCGCAATAATACCTGCGGTCTCACTTGCTCTTAACTTCTCCGCTCTTTCCCTCGCTTCTTCGGCCGCCTTGTACGTCGATACCTCTTTTACAAGCGCAAGAAGCACCGGATAATATTCTTCTTTCTCAATCTCGGTATTATCGATATTTCCATCTGATACGTTGTACGTAAATCTTGATGTGGTCATCTTCTTGCCGTTTGTATATATGGAAATATCCACAAAGTACAAACCCACAAGTTTTGTGACTTCTGGAACCGGCTTATATGTTAGAAATCCTTGCGCTGCATCTTCAACCGTCAAGTGATCTCCTATGCAATCAACAAAGGCTTTTCCATCTGGGCGGATAATTTCGATTGTTACAGCGGTATACTCTGAAAAATCAAATGAGTTGCTGCCATTTAGTAGTTTGATGTCGATTGCTGCATCGTCATCGAACTGCACTAAACCATTAACGATAATGGACTTCACTTTATTTATATCTACCGTTACGCTGATTCTTTTCATATTGTCTCCTTAATAAATTAAGCGAGAGCCTCAGCCCTCGCTTTACACAGCGTTATAGCTGCCTTATAGCCTATTCTCGAGTTCCTTGTACTGCTGCTGCGCCTCTTCTTCGTAGTCAGCGGCAAGTCCTGCCTGCTTCATAGAGTCCTCAATAACAAGCTGCACCTTTCTCGGTACCATAACCTTGACGCCTCTCTTAATCTGATAGTTCTTGCCGTTAAGTGTAACTACTAGATCATCAGAGTATTTGTCTGAATCCTTGAATAGCATAATCTCAACAAGTTCTTCTAGGTAATCATCGCTTACCGTAGCAGTATTTTCAGTAGCCTCTTCATCTGCAGTGTTTTCTACCGCCTCAGTAACATCTTCATCTGTCATAGTTTCAACAGCTTCTAGTTCTTCGTTTTTCTTTGCCATAATTCTTACTCCTTATATCAATATTGCTAGCCTGCAGAATTACAGGCTAGCTTTATGAATTAGTTTGGATCAGATTCCAGTGTTACGCAGTGCTCACATCTTACGATGTAAGGGCTAACTAAAAGCTCTGCTGTCTTTGCAGCCTTCCATCCAGCAGTTGCTCTCTGATTGAGTGGATCTGCCGTTCCTGCTGAACCCTTCTGCTTAACAATCATCTCGAGTCCGCCACCTTCAATCTCGGTAGTTCCGTATGCGTTAGCACCTAGGAATAGTGTTCCATAGATTCTAGCTCCGGATGTGCTCTTCTCGTTGAAGATTTTAGCCTCTGTAGACTCGATGAATCTTACTCCTGCAATCTTTCCAACCTCTCCCTCGAAGATTTGAGTTGAACCTGCATACTTCGATGCATCAATCCATGCCTCATCAGACTGTAGGTCATACGAGGTATCAGGATTGATGATAGCAACGTAGTACTTGTCAATCTTTGGAGCGTTAGCATTCTTAAGAATTCTAGCAGCTCTCTTGACTGTATCTACTGTTAGTTTGTCATCCTTGGTTAGTGCCGCCCTTGCCGACTTGCCGCCTGCATAAAGCACATTGGTGCCTGAGTGCATAACCTCTCTTGTAACTGTATCAAGTGTTCTTCCTGCCTGATCAGATAGTAGCTGCTGTGACTCTAGCAGGTTGTTATCTAGCGCTGTGAGAAGCAGCATATCTGATAGAGTTACGTAATCGCCGTACTGCTTGATTGTTGCAGATACCTCTGTCATCTGGAGCTTTCTTCCGTCCGGTGTTACACCCTCTGTAAGTGGTGTTAGTGCCTTTGGGAACGGCTTATACTGTCTGAATTTAATAACCTTACCGCCATTCTTTGGAATTGGTCTCTTCTGTGCAAACTGGTCGTGAATTAGCTGCGGACCTGTGAGCCTGATAAGATTTTTATCGTAGTACTCCTTCATATCCGGCGTCAGATTGCTATCTGTAGTGATATTTGTGTTTGGATTTCCGAAAAGGAAATAGTCTCTAACGTTCATTGTTCCTCCTTCCTCAGTTAGAAGGTAACGGTTTCACCTCTAGCTACTCGCTTATTGATTCTATCCATATCTTCGTTACTGAGATTGCTAATGTTCTTCTTGACCTTTAGCGGAGCTTTAGACTGCATGCCGTTTTCGCGCGGCCTCAAGCCTCTTGCTCTCACCGTGTCAATAGTGTTCTTCCTGGTTTCCTTGGTAGCCATCTGAATAGCTCCAGAGATTAGCTCCTGTATATGTGCTGCTTCAAAAGCTTTTCTTACACTCATTCCAGATTCAAGGTAGCTCATGAATTCAGGATTCTCGCTAGCCTCTTTCTTAAGGTTGAAGTGTGGATACACATTTCTTAGTTCAGCGGATTCTGATTCCCACTGCTCGTACAGTGCGTCTGCTTGCTCTTTAGCAGCTCTTTTTCTCTGTTCTGCTTCAAGCCTTCTGTTTTCCGCCTCGAGCTTCTTCTGGTACTTGTACTGTTCAACCGATAGCCCTTCTCTTTCTGCTCTTTCTTCTAGCAGTTCGCCATCTTTCGCGATTGCCTCTTTGAGTCCGCTAAGATTACCAGGCTCGATATCGTACTTGTCATACAGTACAAACAGCGCATCTTCGTATTCACCAAGTCGACTTCTATCTGCTTCTGCGTTCTTGAATCTCTTTGAAAGCGTATCCTTAACGCGCGCATCGTATAAGTCTTTATACTTTCCTTTGATGAGTTCTTCGAACTCTGCAGATAGGTCTTTGGGTTCATCGGCGTTTTCACCCTCTGATGGTTCATCGTCTGCTTCTTCGCTATCGTCATAGCTGTTATCGTCAAACAAATCATCATCTTTCTTTTCTTCAAGGGCTGTGCCCTCTTCAGCACTGGTAGCGACACCAGCATTACCGCTTGTTCCTTCGCCGCCCTCTCCATCGAAGAGGTAAAAATCTCTATATGTCATTATTCCTCCTGCGGCTTACCCGCGAGCATTTATCTTTACGGATTTATGATATAAAAAAATTATTTATTATTCGACTACGGCATAATCACTTTGATATTTTTTGGATATCCCTCTTCAAGAATCGTTAACATTTTGCATGCAAATGTATATATGATTCTTGCGTATATCATTTCATTTACGTTGTCCGGATGTGATGTAAAGCTGATTACTACATCGCCAGGTTTGATATTGATTGAGCTCTCTAATCTTTCAACCATATCCGACACTGTATGTACTAGCGTGCTAATCGCAAAGCACACATGATTTTCGTCCGCGTGCTCTTTGATATCTAACGTATACGTGATTTTGCCTTGTTCATCTCTCTTACTCGTCAGTTTTGCTGATGTCATGACCTTCTCCTACGCTTGCTTGATTGCTTGCTCTATCTCTGATGTTTGCCGCTCTAGTGTTTACCGGTCTATCTATACCGCGCCTAGCCTCATATGCGGCTGCGTTTAACTGCGGTGCTACTTCCATTCCGAGAGCCTGCTGCACCTGCGATGTGAATTCACCTGCTCCAACTGTCTGGTCTAACATGCCTGCCATCTGCATAGCAATGCTAGCTAATTGGTTCAACTTTTCGTTAAGGTTTCCGTTTTCTCCTACCTTCCTGCGGAGTTCTTCCACTCCTTCAAAGTCCATAGCGTCTAATAGCATTCCTGCTTGTACGTAGTTATTTGGATTGAATACCCCCATGCCGTACAGCTCTTTGACCGTCTCATTTTGCGACGCTCTATTAAACGCGTTCTTTTTGGCAGCGGAGATTTTAACATCGAATATAGGTTTCTTTACGATTTCTGGCTGTCCTGTAACGTCGTCTATAGTTGTTTCTTTAAGCAGCGAATTTTCAAAGCTGATAAATTCATATGATCCACCTTCTCCGTCAATTCTGAAACAACGAGGCTCATCATAGAACTGTCTGATTAATTCTATAATCTGCTTAACTAGCCTAACGTACGCTCTGTACGAACCGCCTATCATGTCGCGAGATAGTTTAGAGCCTGCCTCTTGCAATGCTGCAATGGCACTTGCTGCCGTTACACCTGCGGCCGTACTTCCCTGCGAGAAGTCGCGATTGCCTGAGGTTTCTTTTAGCTCTTCCTTCTTCATTTCGAGGTAATTCATAACCATTGACGGGAGCGGTGTTGTCTGAAATTGCTTAATATTATCCTCGTTTAGTTTGCCGTTTATCTCAAAGAAATCTTGTGAGTAATCAGCTAGCTGTTCTGGATTTATCCCCGAGTTCTTGTTGACTCCCCATCTAGGTTTACCGACAAGTGCAGCATTCTTTGCGACAATCTGGTCCATCTTATTTATTACCATCTGCGGAGATTTCATGACATCGATATATCCGAAGCCTAGCATTTCAGATTCAACGGGGAATAAGTTATCCACAACGAACGGATATTCGCCTGAAATGTAATATCCACTCTCTAAATACTCTTCACAGTTTTCAGATGCAAAAAGTACGTGACCGTCGATAAATTTGCAGTAGTGTACTATCGTTCTACCCTCTACAGTCTGTTTGTAGTACCAGTCATATACGACTGTCCTGTTTGATGCTGAATCGTCACGCTCTGTATCATACTTCACGATTTCAGCACCTGCAGAATTTGATAGCACGCCTTCTAAGTCTGGGTACATCCCTACAAGGATATCGTTATCCACGGCGTCTATTAAGAATATGTTTGGCGAATCCTGGATATATTTAACTCCTGGCTCCCATAATAGATTTAGAACATCTATTTGTTTTACAGCGATATCACCAGCGCCGTTATCTCTTGTGTTATCCCAATATGTAGCATACACGCAAAAGCCTTGTTTTAGCTTGTACCACCAAGCGTCACTATATATCTGCTGGAAGTCGCAGTTATCTAGTATGCATGGGACAATCTTTGATAGTGACAATGCAGAACCTTTGTCACTCTCTTCACGTGGAAGTAGGTTAGGCATAGGATAATTATCCATAGCGTCAGCATGTTTGTTAGCAAGTGAATTAAACATCCATGCACTTTCAGGCTTTGGATCGTTTTCTTTTCCTTGTGCATCACCTATGACTTCCCACTGTTTGAACTGCCACCACTTTTCATTCTCGACGATGCGCTTTTTGAACTTTTCAAGATTCTGCTTGTACTTTTCGTACGTGTTCTTTGCCTCTCCTATAACCTCTTCATCAATAATTCCTTTTCGGCCATAGTTAGGGTCCCACTCCTTGCCCTCATCTTCATTAAAGGCTCCGTAATCCGCTTCTGGCTCTTCCTTCGCATCTAGCGATGTTGGCTCTGGTTCCTGCTCTATATAGTCTGGCTCTTCATCTTCGATAGGTTCTTCGGCTGCTTTCTTTGGGTCTATTCCTAGCCTCTTCATCAGCTGTTTATCTCCCTCAGCTTGCACGGGATCTTCTTCGGGCCCGTCATCTTCTGGCTGTTCCTGGTCTCTTAATGGCTTAGCCTTTTCAACTTCTTTAGCGTTTTGCTCTTTTAGTTTCTTCTTGTCTTTCATAATCGCTCCTTACATGTATTTGAAAAAGTCGTATCGTCCTAGCTGCGCAGGAATCATATTTAACGGATCGTGCGTTCCGTCTGTTCCCTCGTATAGCTTTACTCTGGCGTCTCGTCGCTCATTTATAGGTGACTCCATGCATACATATCTCCACTCGTCATATATATGATCTTCCATTTCGGTATTGATATCCTCTACCTTGGTTTCGCTGTAAATTAGTTCTGGTACTGTCCTTATAAAATCCTTGCAGTTTGAAAAGCAGTAGAACATCGGTATTCCGTTCTCGTCGAAAGCTAATCTATAATGGCACTGCATTTTACCGGGTATTCGTGTATGGTCTCCTTTTTCCCAGTACACACCAGCTTCCATAAAGGAATCGGCTATTGATTTACCGCCATTTTCTTGGAATATTGCAGGGTCTGCAACTGCTGATATCGTTCTGCCCTTTAAATTTGGGTCTGACTCCTCGATTTCCTTTATCGCTTTAGCGATCTTCTCAGTAGTCCACTTGACGCCAGTATTTGGCTGGTCTGTACAGCCGTATAATTCGTTGATTCTGTATAGTCTATTGTCGTTATCTACTGCGTACCAGCCTACACTAAATGGCTTTGAATATCCCCAGTCAAAGCCTCTAAAGATTCTCCATGTTTCTGGAATCTTGAACGGGCTTATGACATGCGTCCACTTGCGGTCTAAATAGTGTTCTATCTCGTCGCTCCATTCTGTGAATACTTGTCCGCTAAATGAATTCCAGTCTCCGTACAATAGTGCTTTCTTGTCTGCTTCCGGGAGCATAGCTAGATTTGCGATATAATACGGGTCGTTTTCTAACAGCTTTTTGTTATCAAAGACCGTTGATGGTACAAACATGCGGCTACGTACGCGCTCTATAAGTTCGCCTGTAGGGGTAACGATTTTATATACTCCCTTAATACGAGTCATGGGCGGCGCAGGTGTTATAAATCTTTTCTTTACCCAACCATGACCAACTCCACCAGGGTTTGCACTAGCTCTTATGTATACCCTCGTTCCTGGCGCTGTCGGTCTATTACGTGACATTAGATACATGTACTGCGTACGTGTAAAATGCGTTAGCTCGTCAAATGCGATAAAGTCATATGCCTTACCTTGGTAATTGTATTTATCTATCTCCCTTTGCAAATTTCCAAAATATATTTTTGCGCCACTTCCGAACTTCCAGACGTATTTTGATTCGTTGAATTTTGCGCTCGGAAATGCTTTTGAATATAGATTTATGGATCTATCCATAAGCTCAGAGAGCTGCGGAAATGTACGCCTTAAGATTAGCCCTTTATAGCTCGGTATATGCACCTGCCTTAGCGCCTCACATAGTATAGCGTCGCTCTTTCCGCCTCCGGCTGCGCCGCCATATAACACTTCGTATTCCGGGCGACTCATGAATACCTTTTGGCGTGGCTGCGGCTCCCATGCTATTTTCATTCTTCTACCTCCGCAACCTCTTCATCACTTAAATTAACAAGCACAATGCTTTCAGCCTCTTCAACGCTGATATTTTTATTCTCTGCTTCTGCTTCAAGCAACTTAACTTTTCTTTCTTCAAGTCTGATTCTTTTCTTCGCAAGCTTAAGGTCTTCTTTTTCTTGGAACGTAAGAATAGTCTCCATTGACCGCCTCATTTTTTCGATTGCTTGCAGCGCATTAGCTGCATCTTTTACCTGTTTAAAATCTGTTCTCTTAAATTTTTTCTCAACAGTTTTCTTTGATACTGGAAAACCATCTGAATTGTATTCGGTTTCTTCAATCAGGTATCTATTAAACTGCTTTGGATCTAAAAGGGCGTCGCTCATTATATTAGACAAGTTATGTACTATGCCTATTTCTTTAGATAAGTCTATAGATTCTAGTTTAGATACGCGCTCTACAGCTTTTCCGACAGTATCTGATACATATTTCCTGCGCTTTTCTTTCCACTCATGACGGCGCGCGTATTCTGAAATAGTGCGCGCCGATGTTTGATATTTAGTAGCTAGTTTTGCGTATGACGTATTTGTTGTTATGTATTCTACTTCAAGCTTGTTCCAATCCATGATTTCCTCCAGCTTTATTATGCCTATTGGTATGCGTTTTTTCGCCTGCTTCAAAATTTTTAAAAAAGTTTTGAAAAAGGTGTTGACAATGTCCGACATTAGGTGTACAATATAGACAAGCTAGAGAGAGCAGAAAGCTCAAGGAGGACGAAACGATGAAAAACATAGACGCATTAAACAACATTAAGAACACAGCAATTAGAAACTATGAAGATAAGAGCATCTGGTATGCAGTACTAGTTGACGAAGACGACAATGATTACGGAACAGGAAGTTTCGATTTTATCAAAGCTTGCGAGATGCTGGAGAACATCAATGGTAAGAGAATAGCAATCGTTGATGACAACGACGGATATTGTTTAGATATCATCGAGAAAGATGATATTGCAGAGTTTATGTAAGGAGGTGTACACATGGGAGAGGAGAAAAAAACAGAAAGAGTCTCAGTGCGAATGACACCGACATTAAAAGCTGCTGCTACCGAGATAGCGGCAAACGAAAACAGGACGCTGAGCAACTACATTGAATCTCTAATAGTTGAACAGGTTCAGAAAATCAAAAAATAAAAAATCGAGCCGCTCTAACGGCTCGAAACACCCTAGAAATTACCACCCCTGATAATTAAAAGGAGCTATAATTATGTTAAACGAAATTACAAAGAAAATCAACTGCGAAGAGTATCTAAACTCATTAGATTTTTGGTACGGAGTCAGACCAAACGGCGAAGATCATTACACAGTATATTGCTTTATGAAAGATTCTGACGGAATATCATCCGTTCCATACACGGGAGACCTTGAAAAAGGTGTGCGTATTGGAGCTTTTGAAACTAAAGAGAATGCAATTGAAAAGATAAAGCTATCTGCTGCACCCAATAGGGCAATAGTATTATACGAGCGTGAGAGCTTAGAAGCTGGCAGTGATTTATACTTCTCATTCACACCACAAGAAATTATAAAGGCAGCTTAATAAAAAACGAGGGGGTCCCCCTCGTTTTCTCTTGCTTAAAAATAACTCCACCCTGTAGCGCCTACCTCTATTCCCACTTGGGCATTAAGCATTATGAATATAATACCGTCCATCAATGCGTTCATTTCTTTTCCACCTTTCCGCTTTTTGCATCAAAAATTAATTCGCTATCTCTATACTTATCCACAAGCTCGCTAATATCTGTCATGCTAAGATTATTCTTGTGCATTAATGCAAGAATTGTTTTTTCATTGATTGCTACCTTTTTTCTGTCTAGCATGAGCTGCCTAGTGAGCCTGTTTATATCTTTTGTTTTAACTTCAAGAGCGCTCTCGTAATTTTCTTTGAGTTTCCTTTGGTTATTCTTTTCTCTAGCTAATCTCCAAACGAGCGTGGATATTTGATTTCTCATTTCATCAGCATAAACTTCATGTAGCCTCAATTCTAAATCTGGTGAGTCTTGATAGATTTCGTAGCACTCAAAAAGTTTCTTGGCGTATCTACATTCAGTACCCCCTTCTTCACATTTCTCTATCTGTTTTCGATGTTTTTTCTTTGTGTCAAAAAAATGCATGCAACCTTCACACGTGATCGTGTTTTCTTTATGCGCCATAAAAAAAGGGCATTTAATGTAATAACTCATCATTCCCTCCTCATTCTGATTAGCACGCTAAATCCGAGGCCGTCCCCTGGATCTCCTGAAAAGATCCCGACCTGTCTGCCATCGTGTTCAACTATGCAATCTGTGAATACATATTTAGTTTTATTATTTTTATTTATGAGTTTTGAAATAAATCTTCCGTCTCCTGGATCGTTTATGATTCTCTCTACTTGCCCCCTTGTAAATGTTCTATCCGAAACAATCGGTTCTGGTTTTTTTAAACCTAAAGAGCCACCCCAGCATCTTTTGCTTTTTCCTTGCCTTGCCATGTATAAGGCTTTTCCTGTAATTCCTGTCTCATCAAATCTCAATTTATCCGTGTTACAATATCCAGCCTTCCACTTTTTTTCTAAGACATCTCTATCTGTTCCCTTAAAAATCATGTGGATGTGACACCTTGCTTTTGAGCCTGTATCATCTCCTTTGTGGTTTGAGATCACATATACATACTCAATTTTCTTTACGCCTCTTTTAGCCATCTCGTATCTAACTCTTCTAGCGTAATTTCTTATATCTCTTAATACACTCTCCCTATCACTAGGCAAGTGATTGTCATCATAAGTTGCATCTACGGAGTAATCACCATCATCAAAATTCAGATTACACAATCTAACAAAAAACCTCTGGCTTCTTTTTGAGTTTAAACTTTTCTGTGTCGGTGTAGTTTCTTTTCTTCTCTCTGCTCTATTAAATTTTCTCTTTCTTGGAGATATATTAAATATTTCTATTTCTTGATATCTTCCGCAGTGATATTTCTTTGTTCTAATCATGATTATATTTTCGCTAACTTATTAATACTCATTTGAACTTTTAAACCAGCTCGCAGCTGGTGATTGTTTTCTCGTTTTTTTATGTTTTCTTCTTATATATATGAGGCGGCGAATATGACTACTTAATTATGTTGTGCTCTTATATGTATATTTATTTTTCAGAAAGGATCTTTATGTTCGCCGCCGTCATAGCAATTTAGTTATATGAATATCCAATATAGGATCACTAGGCATCCTGCAGAGATAAGCAGATCTGCTGCTAGATATAGTTTGTTTGCTTTTTCCATTTTGTTTAGTGCAGTGAATAGCAATGCGTTAACGCCTGCTATAATTCCTAATATCCATAATGTAAGTATTAAGTCGATCATTGTTTACTCCTATATATGTGAAGTAGCGGACGTTGGTTTGAGAGATTATCATTTTTAAATCATTATTGTTTGCCTTATAAAAATAACTTACGGTGTCCGCTACTTACATAACGCATCTACTCTAACCACCAATTCATAACTTCTTCTGCTGTTTTCCAAGTGGTTTTTAAACCTTCTTCTCGCCTCACCTCTAACATCCTGTCAAAGGCTATCAGATATCGTTTTTTTATTCGGGGATACGCGTCGAGCTCTTGTTTCGCTTTTGTTGACATAGGACAGCCTACACAGCCAATTCTTTTGAACCCTTTATCGTAGAGTTCGCAATAAGGTACATTGTATTCTTTGATGAACTCCCAAACCTCTTCATTAGTCCAATCAATAATTGGATTTAGAATCTTCTTGTGATAGTCATAGCAAAACTTGAACATTGGAGCGTCTGAAACATTGTCGGTTGACATTCGTCTTTTGCCAGACTTCATATGTTCCTCTGCAAGATTGCGCTTGCTTTTTCTGTTTGCACTCTCCGCCCATCTAACCCCTGTAATAACAAACCTGCCTACGCCCCCATATTCCTTTAATTCTTGGCAGCAGTACCGAGCACGTCTTGTTGGTGGCATTTTCTTTCTAGGGATTAAGTTGCACACTGTAATTCGTTTTCCGTCTTCGTCATACGGATATTCGAATTTAACATCTGGGTGCTGGTCTTTGATGAACCTCACCGCCTCTGGTGGGTCTATCCCTGTACAGTTGTAGTGCGCATCATAGGCAACTCCTGCCATATCAGC